GGCGCCAAGCTTCGTAGATTGATTGTCGATATCGTTTTTTTGCTAGTCGTGGAGAGAGTTCTAAGAGCAGGGTTAAGGGTTCCTGTTCATCTCTAAACATACTAATTATCGTCGTTATCTTAGTTTAAAACGACCTATGCTGAAGTTAATAATTAAGAAAACCTTAACTAAATTGGACTCCATATGTGGTGTACTTTACCTTGTGTAAGTACTACACATAGCGTCAATGCAAACTAATTCAGAATGGGTAACAGCCCGAAAAGCAACTAAAATGCTTGGAATCGACAGGAAAACTTTATTCAAATACAGAGATGATGGGACTCTACAATTGGGTCCGCATTACCTAGCTTTTGAAAATTGTTTCTCTCGTGACGATTACAAATATGACATCGAAAAGGTAAGACGCACACTGATAGAAAAGAAGCTTCTACCTCTTAAAGTTATTGATTCACTTACGGCTTGAAAGCCCAACTCAAATTAAAAGC